CCAAGGCCGCATCTATTATATTTTCTAATTCTGGAGTAATACCTGTAAAATTTACAAATTCTATATCTACGCTCAAAGGTGTAACAGGTAAAAAATTTACAATTACATTAAGGGGCCGTCTACCACGTTCATTTAATTCCTTAGTTTCATCGGGGTCAAATTCAACAACATCTTCCACTTCTGCCAATATTGCGGCAGTGGGTGTTCCTTTGCCATCTTGGGAATCTGCTATGGTAGCTTCTACAAATAAATTTATTTCCCAAGGGGCACCGCTTTTCGCATTTGGATAAACCCTCAATACGCCTTGTGCATCAGCAGCCCAAAGACGATAATCAGTTGCGGCTCCTCCCTGTGGTTCTAATTGATATGCATCTATTGCATTTTGTCGATAAACTTCTAAATCTTCAGCGGCTAATGGTGCTACATCTTCAATTGTAACCGTAACCGTTCTATCTACATTGATTATTGGTGCCGTTGCTGTTAATGTATCGCCTATGTCAAGCCTTGTTTCAAGGCCCGTCTCAAGACTTCTTACCTGAATAGTATCAACAGTTGTCGTCAAAGTTTTTTCAACGTCTAAACTAAATAGTTTACCGGGATTGCTACTGGTGTCATCGGACTTAAAAGTAGTGCCGGCGGCTATGACGGCTCCGATGGTACCATTTACTTCAACAGTGTAAAGACTGTTTGTAGCAGGAAAAGGTTCGCGCCCAAGTTTTACCCTGCCAAATCGTTCTAAAGTACCACCCGTACTTTCTGGGTCTGCCGTATCTACAAAGATGTTTTTTTGCACACGGGCCAATGTCTTATAAAGTAACCAGGCTACAGCAGCTAATACTCCAGACTGAGCCCTTAAATAGTTTTTACCGAATCTTGGTATGGTGGCACCAAGTTCACTTTCCAAATCCGTTTTTATCTGGTTAAATAAATCTTTTATCTTTGGTATTTGTAAAGGCATTATTTCTCTTTTTGTTTGTTGATTTCTTTGATAATCTCCACTTTAAATTCATACAGTTTTTCTATTATCTTTTTCTGGCCTGAATTTAATTCCGATATGTATTTTTCATTCCTCAAACTTCTATCCTTTATTATATCAATGTCAAACCTCATAATAAAATAAAGGCTAAGTAATGATGCAAATGTAAATAAAAGGTGTATGAGCGTTGGAACTCCTATCTTTAAATCCTTTACATTGGTTGTTCGGCCTTGGCTGTTTTCTTTACTTTCTTTACTCATAATTAGCTGTTATGTAGTTATCTATGTATACAGTTATTCCATCAAAAATACCTTGTGTATAACTATCAAAATTTGGAGGCGGTGAAACATTAGTAATTATTTCAAACCTATTTTTTGCAGTTTTCCAATCCCCTGTCTTTATTTTGTTAAAACAATCCTCCAATTGTGCTTCTATAACAAAAGCGGCGGTTTCAGTAATAACGTTAGTCATCACATCCAACACTATTTCGTCGTGTATTTGATTGAAATAATTTATACCATCCTTTTCCCTGGCTTCATAAGTTTTACGTATTTGAAAACTTATATCCAAAGGGTTATGAACCGCAATTAAATTATCCATTATAACTATTTCAGCCGCATCCAAAGCAACATCGACATAAATTCTAATTACCTCGCCTATTGTGGGTTCGTAAAATTTTGATGCATTTGAATTATACAACGATACTATTTTAACTTTTGATAATATTTCTCGCCACTCATTTCCAGCATTAATTAAAGGGTCTTCGGTATTAGAATCAACATTAGAAGCCCACAATCTGTCCCCCCTGACAACTTGCGCATCGGTTGAATATCCGTTGCCAGAATTGAAGCCGGGATCCCATTCATCAATTAGTGATAATGGAGTTTGTAATTCCTTTAAAAGTTTATCAGGATTTAATTTACCTATTGTTATATCGCTTACTTGTCTGGTTATTTCAATCATAATGGTATAGGCGTTTTAAAACTTTTAAATTTTATATTTGAAATAGTAGAATTTTGTACGGCTCCCGCGCCTTCAGTTGCAAGTGTTAATGTAACTGTTTTGGCTCCTGCTGTTAATACAATATTTTTAAATGTTGAAAAAGTTACTAGTTCATCTATATCGCTCAACACAGATCTGAAATCTTCACCTACTTGCACCGCATCAACAAAAACCCTTACAACAATAGTTCTACTAATATTATCGGCAGTTACGGAAAAAGATGCTGATAATTCATGGTTAGCAGCAGTAACATTGATAACCTTACTAAATACTGTCAATTCTACAGCGGTTGAATTGCTTTGTCCTGGTAAATTTTCATCGTAATGATACTCCGTTCCAAATATAGGCAATGCAGCAGTTATATCATCTAAAAATGCCATAGTAAAAGTCCCTGCACCTTTATCGGGCAATAAAATAGTGTATGAAGCTGAAATAGAATCTAGTGTGCCGGTACTTATATTAATAAACCTATCCGCTACTGCAAAAGCTTTTATTATAAGTGAAACCGTACCAGGGTTTTCGAATTGATGTTCACTGAATGATTTAACTATACCGCCTCCCGCACTAGGTATCAGGTTTATATCATCTCCTCCTTCAGATTTTAATTCTAATATTCCAGTCGATAATAAGGTTGCTAAACCACTATTATTAAATTCAAATCGTGTACCCGTACCGGCGTTATCAAATGCATAAGCACGATTACCAGGGTCACCATTATCATTATCCAGCGCTATAACCCTAAAACCGCCGGTAACACGTAATGTCTCCGGGTCGACATTGCCTATTTGTAATTTTCCGTTATCTAAATTAACGGCTAAAAATTCGAATTCTATGCTATCCAATTCATTTACTAATGGGTTATTCCCATTAGTTGCCGCATCTAAAGCTAATGTTTGTGCCCAAGTCAAGGCTCCACCGGTTAGGTCGTGAAATAAAATCCAATCACCTGCTATAATTTCAGCGTCAATGTCAACACTGCTAAACGGGTCAACCGAAGTATCAGCAATTAATTTATACAGCCTGTCATCTGTTGGATTGGAAACAACCTGGTTTTCAAAATAAAGGCCTTCTACCCAAGTATTACCAAACTTCCCATTATTGCCAGATATTTCGCGCCACTCATTTCCAGCATTAATTAAAGGGTCTTCGGTGTTAGAATCAACATTAGAAGCCCACAATCTGTCCCCCCTGACAACTTGCGCATCGGTTGAATATCCGTTGCCAGAATTGAAGCCGGGATCCCATTCAGGAATATTGAAATCGCTTAGTGATGTTTCGCTGGTTAAATTATCCCATTTTGTATCGTCAAATGGTGTGGGTGTAATATTTTCAAGTGCTTCCCAAATATCCTTATCTTTAATAACGCCTTCGCCTGTTATATACGAACGTGTGGGATCATATTGCTTTAACCCAAGTAATACGACATCACTTTCTTTATTTACATAGGCAATAGCAATCCTGTCAAGTAAATCCTTGTGTGCAGGAAAATCCAAAATAGGTGAAACGCCATCAGTTAATTTTGCTTCTATTTCGTCTAATATATCCTGAGTAGTATCGCTCATATTACATTATAGTTATTACTTAAATAATTGAAAGAATAATTACCAGTTTGGACAAAAGGTGTTTTTTGCACATATTCATCGCATTGGGAATCCCCTTCATTTCTTGTTGCATCCCATATAAAAGTAAACGTCTGGTTTTCTTCATTATTTGGTTGCTGTATTTTTGCAGTAAGTTTTAAAGTATCTACATCCGGTATTGTAGCAATAATTTCAACATCACCAAAATCCCTCAAGAAATCTAAATCGGCCTTGGCTGTATCTTCTATTGCGAGCCTTCCATTACTACTTAATTCCGTATTAGTTAACGTAGTTTCTAATTCAGATTTAAACTTAAATTCTAAATCTTGTTCAAAAAATAAGTTATTACCCCACCAGTCAGTACGTTGTTCACTTTGCGGCACATCTTCCCTATCACTTTCCTCGCCTCCAGTATTGCCACCAAACCAAGCTAAATAAATTTGATTTGAAAAGCCATCAGTAAGAACAAAGTCGTTATTTATAAATAAAAAATCGCCACCGCTCCCATTTTCACATAAAAATAAATCCATATCAAAAACCTTGTGTTCCGCTTAATTTAACTTCATTATCTGTAAAATTACCTTCCAAATTAGCCTGGTTACCAGTGTTATTTTCAATGGTAAGTGTGCCGGTTCTGTTTTCTGTATTTGTAATATTGGCCTCCTCCCTTTGTATTTTAGCCGCTTCCGCATTAGCTACAGGATTAACCAATTCCCTATCATCCCGGATGGTAGTGACCCCTAAAATATCTTTCGCTTTATCTAAACCAGCTAAAACGGGATCCACTAATGCACCGGCACCAGGTATTTTACTTATTAAAACTAATAATTGTTCAATGGGTGTAATTAGTGATTCAATGATGGTTCGGCCTATTTCTAGAATTCCGGCAAGTATGCCTTTATTCCGAAAAGCATCTTGTATAGTTTGCCAGCTCCGTCTAAAAGCCATTATTAAATTAATAATGCCTCCAAAAAGAGGGAAAAATAATGATAATGCTGCACCCCATTCTTCATACTTAACAACAATAATCGTCACTAAAGCAATCATCGCAGCAATACCCAATATTATCAATCCAATTGGGTTCGCTAACATTGCAGCATTCCAAAGAAATTGCGCGGCAGTAACTAATTTTGTAAGTACAAAATGTGTTCCTAGTGCAATCGCATTGCCACCTAAAGCGGTAGTCCCAGCACCAGTAACAACGGCGGAAATACCCATTATTAAATTAAAAGCAATCATGCCAACCCTCCATATTTTTAAACCAATATTGGCAGCAATATATGCCGCTATAATTACTCCAAGTACTTTTCCAAAAAATATTGCGCTTTCTGCAAATTTTCTAATACGTAATTCAGCATCAGTCAATTTTTCTTCCGCCTTGCTTGTACCTTGTACCAGGGCCAAAATTACGGTCGCGGTTCTGGTTACATCTTTTATAAAATTACCAATAGAACCTGAACCTTTATCAATATTTAAAATAAATCCTTCATAAGCACTAGACAACAACGTTATAGTACCTTGTAAGGTATCCATCCTTTTGTCAGCAGCCCTAGCCGCAACTCCAGCACCTTTTTGCCCGGCGGCAGCATTTTTTAATAATACATTTAATTTTTCAGTTTGTTTTAATTGCTTGGCTAATATTACACCAGATATAGCTCCACGTTTTCCGAATTCATCATTTGCGGCGGTAAGTTGATTTTGATTTTTTACTATTTTTTCTAATATTTGATCATAGGTTAATCCCTGTTTTGAACTTTCTAAAAATATATTCCTTAATGCAGTTGCAGAAGAACTTGCATCGATACCGGAGTCGCTTAATTTACCAAGTAATGCAACTAATTTTGTAAATGGTATGCCGGCGGCATTTGCCGCTGCTGAAACAATAGGCAATCCGGTTTGTAACTTTTCGAAAGTTAGCGCACTTTTTTGAGTGGCTAAAGTCATTTGGTCTAATATTTCAGGAGCATCAGCGGAAGAAAAATCATCAAATGTACGAATCATTGCAGCCGTTAATTCAGCCGTTGCAGCCAATTCCGAATTCATAGCAATGGAACCGTTTATAGTTGCTTCGGTTACATCTAAAATTTCTGTTTGAGTAAAACTTAAACGGGCAAAAGCTTCTTGTAATCCAACAACTTCCGTCGCTGTTTTGGCAGTAGTACTTCCAAGCCTTCTCGCATCTGCTATTAACGGTTTATTCTGTTCCAGGGAAGTCCCCATCACAGCCGTCAGATCGACATTAGCCTGTTCAAAATCACCGTAGATTTGGATGGCGCTGCCAAGAATACCTATTAAGGCGGCACCGCCAAGCACTAATCCAAAACCGCCAACCGCTTTTTTTAATCCACGAAAAGAAGGGGTTAATTTACGAACTCTACGTTCAGTACGGGCCAACGCTAATTCAGAACGCCTACCAAATTTAACTACGCTTTTTGTCATTTTTCGCGTAATTGCTGAGACCTTATCTATGGCTGTGAAAACTGTTGGTATTTTTAACGCTCCTAAACCCATTTACTTTGTATCAAAACTAGCTTTAATTTCTTTATTATAGGCTTGCGCATCATCATACCAATATATTAATCCGTGATAATCTAAATCATCTATAAATAATTTATCTAATACATCCGGTGTATAATGGTATTGTCGTGCAACGCCTCTAATAGCAAAATCAATTTCTTCTTCATCTAAATAAAAAAAAGGACAATAGCATTTGAAATGCTGTTGTCAACTGAATCCATTTTATTCAACATTCCTTTAGCCTCGTTAGTTAATGCAGCCTTATAAGCAAGCACTCTCCCATCACCATCGGCTGATTTAACGCCTTTCATTTTAGCGTTAATTTCATAAAGTTGCAACCTTGGTTTATACGTTAACTTACCAAGAGCCTCCCCTCCATCACCATCAAACACCACCGGAAATTTCAAAGTATGGGTTATTACAAAATCCTTTGAAGTGTCTATTGACAAGGTGCCTTCCTGCACTGCTTCAATCAATTCTTCAACTTCGTCGCTGTGACCATCCTCGGCTTCATTTTGCCGCTTTTTTTTGCCTATTTTTTTATAATCAAGCCAAGCTATAACATCTTTCTCCGCGACTTTTCTGCCAATAACTTCCGTTTGTTCTGTTCCT